CAACTGGTGCCACTGGTGCACAAGGATTACAAGGTATAAAAGGTGATACTGGTAATACAGGTGCAACTGGTGCCACTGGTGCACAAGGATTACAAGGTATAAAAGGTGATATTGGTAATACAGGTGCAACTGGTGCTACTGGCGCTCAAGGTATTCAGGGTATAAAAGGTGATACTGGTAATACAGGTGCAACTGGTGCCACTGGTGCACAAGGATTACAAGGTATAAAAGGTGATACTGGTAATACAGGTGCAACTGGTGCCACTGGTGCACAAGGATTACAAGGTATATTAGGATCTCAAGGTATACAAGGTGTATTAGGTTCTCAAGGTGTTGTTGGTGCCAATGGCGCTCAAGGCACACAAGGTTTGCAGGGTCCTATTGGACTTCAAGGTGCTCAAGGTATATTAGGCGGACTAGGGCCTCAAGGACCACAAGGTATATCAAGTCAAGGCACGACAGGCGCTTCTGCATCAATTACTACAGATTCTACAAGCGCAGCCAGAAATGTCTTGTTTACAGATCAATCTTCTGGTTTCCTAAGCACAACGTATGTGAATAGTAGCAGCTTAACATTTAACCCAGGTACGGCAACTCTTACAGCAACGAACTTCAATTCAAGTTCAGACAGATCAATGAAGTACAATATCAAAAATGTAAATGGTGCGTTAAATAAATTAGAAATGTTAAACGGTGTAGAATTTACATGGAAAAATACAAATCTAGAATCGATAGGTGTTATCGCTCAAGATGTCGAAGATGTGTTCCCTGAATTGGTATCAACAACAGATGGAAAGAAGACGGTAAACTATAATGGTCTTATCGGAGTTCTCATTGAAGCCGTAAAGACATTGAATGAAAAAATTGCAATTCTTGAAAGTAATACTTGACACCACCAACCAAAACGTGCTATAAATAGATATGTCTTCGCCTTAATGGGAAGACTACAACAACTAACTTGCATAAATGGAGTTAACATATGAACAAGTCATTTTTCGATCCCTTCTCTTTTGCTTCAGATTTTCCTAAGCAGTTTAACACTACAGTAGGTTTTGAACCTATTCTCAAGCGTCTTGCGGAAATGAGTGAAACTCTTCCTAAGATTTCTGCCTATCCCCCATACAACATAAAGAAGACTGGTGATACTACGTATGTCATCGAAATGGCTGTTGCAGGTTTCGGTAGACAAGATTTGGAACTTGAGCTTCAAGACGGAAAGTTAACCATCAAGGGTAACGTTCATACGAATGATACAGATGATAATTACATCTTCAAAGGTATTGCTGAACGGGCATTCACTCGTCAATTTGAATTAGCTGATACGGTCGAAGTCAAGAATGCTGATCTTATCAACGGTATGCTTAAGATTTGGCTTGAGCGTTTCATTCCTGAAGATAAGAAGCCTAAGAAGATTAACATTGGGGAAGAACCTAAGACTGAATCAAAGAAAGAACTTCTTACCGAATCTGGCAACAATGCCACTAAAGAATATCTACAAGACAGATCGGATAAGTAATGATAAGAACACTGAAGAAAATATTCACTCGCAAGAGTGAGCAAGATCGCATGTATGATTATCTTTGTCAGGCTACAGATCAGGCTCACTTAGAATGGCTTCAGCGTGAATGGGACCGCAAGTCCTATAATGATAGGAGACATTGGTAATGTTTCCTTATACTAATGAAGAAGCTGATTGGCTATCTGGCCAATGACACTATATATTGAGGGGGAATCAGCTCCCTCAATATTTATTATGGAGTTACTATGAACAATAAAACTATGATTACTCTTGCTGCTGCTCTATTTGCTTTTGGCACTAGTGCTGCTTATGCTACCAGCGACCAGATCCGTGTCGTTGGATCATCCACTGTTTATCCTTTCACAACCGCTGTAGCAGAACAGTTTGCTAAGAAGAATGGTGTATCTGCACCAATCGTTGAATCAACTGGTACTGGTGGTGGTATTAAGTTGTTCTGTGCTGGTGACGGTCCAGAAACTCCCGATGCAGTTAATGCTTCGCGCGAGATGAAGAAGGAAGAACTTGATTTGTGCGCTAAGAATGGTGTAGAGCATATTGAGCAAGTTACAATTGGTATTGATGCTATTGTTCTAGCAGCATCTAAGGATCATGTTGATATGAACCTAACAACCGAAGACATTTACAAGGCTCTAGCCAAGTATGTTTTCGTTGATGGTGGTTTCAAAGAGAATACTTCTAAGACATGGAAGGACATTCGCGCTGATCTTCCTGCTGACAAGATTGAAGTTCTAGGCCCTCCGCCAACTTCAGGTACCCGCGACTCATTTATTGAGTTGGTATTTGAAAAGGAATGTAAGTCTGTCATTAAGAAGAACAACATCATTGCATCACCGGAAGACACAAAGACATTCTGTCATTCTGTTCGTGAAGATGGCGCTTATGTTGAAGCTGGTGAGAACGATAATCTAATCGTTCAGAAGATTCAGGCTAATCCTAAGGCTTTAGGTATCTTCGGATTCTCATTCCTTGAGCAGAATGCAAACGCAATCAGTGGCACTACTGTTAACGGTGTTGTTCCTGAATACGAAGCAATCGCTGCTGGTCAGTATCCTATCTCACGTAAGCTTTATGTATACTTCAAAACTTCACATCTGGAATCCAATCCAAACTTGAAGAAGTTTATGGAAGAATATCAGAGTGATGAGGCTATCGGCTCAGATGGCTATCTTTTGGACAAGGGTCTTATCCCACTTAAGTAATAGTTGACACAACAGAGAGGATGCTATATAATAGTGTCCTCTCTTCTTTTTATAGGTATATTATGAAACTAATCATTGAAAAGTCTGTAGTCGTTATCACGCCAACAATCGGCAAACCTGCTTTAGCAGATGCAATTCGTTCTGTTCAAGAACAAACATATTCTAACATTCGTCATTTGATTGTTGCGGACGGTCACAAAGAATATTCTGATGCAATGATGGATGTTGTTCTGAATACTATAGAAATACCTCCTAAGAAAAATATTCAAACAACAAGCGTTCCTACAAATACCGGCGCAAAGGGTATTAACGGACAGCGCATTTATGCCGCGTATCCCCATCTGGTTGATGAGGACTATGTGTTATTTCTAGATGATGATAATTGGTTTGAACCGAATCATGTCAAGTCTCTTGTCGAATTGATCGAAGCTGAAAAACTTGATTGGGCACATTCATTGCGTAAAATATATACACCAGATAAGCAGTTTATTGCAGATGACAACTGTGAAGCATTAGGCAAATGGCCAATCTACTTTACACATGATAATCCACAGTATCTCGTAGACACTTCCGCATATGCATTCAAGCGTGAATTCATTCAGGCAACAAGCTACATTTGGGATGCAAAGCACTTCGCTTGTGATCGGATTTATTTCAACGCTATTCGAGAACGCAGTAGGTGGAATACAACGAGCAACCATTCTATGTGCTATCGTGTGGATAGTGGTCCTATTTCTGTGAACGGTGATTTCTTTATCGAAGGCAATCAAAAGCAACTTGAACATTATAAAGGAGAACTACCTTGGGTAAAGACCTAATTATTGGTGGTGCATCAAACTACGACTGTAATAAACTGAAGCATTGGGTCAACTCTATTAAGAAGTCTGGCTTTAAGGGTGATATCGTTTTGGTTGCAACGAACATTGAAAAAGAAACAATTGAAAAGCTTACAGAAGAAGGACTTATCCTTGAACTTTATGGAGACGTTCAAGAAGATGGTAGTGTTAAGTCTTTTCACAATGGTGCACCGCACGTAGAACGCTTCTTCTATATCTGGAACTATTTGACTAAGCATGGATCAAAATATGACTTTGTAGTGGCAACTGATACCCGCGATGTTGTTTTTCAGTCCAATCCTTCTGATTGGTATGATGATGCAATTTTTGAAGGACTTCAAGACCTCATTGTATCGTGTGAAGGTATGAAGTATGAAGATGAACCTTGGAACAATCAAAATCTGTTGCAATCATTTGGATCATATTTCCATAAGATTTACAAAGAAATGAAAGTCTGCAACGTTGGTATTCTTGCAGGATCACCATCTCAAATGCGCGACTTGTTCTTCATGATTTTTCAAATGTCGATCAATCGTCCTATTCCTATTGTCGATCAAGTTGTATTCAACATTATTCTTCAGCAGAAGCCTTATACTGATATAGTGAAAACCACAACGAACAAAGATGCTTGGGCAATCAATCTAGGTATTACGAGAGAAGCAGTCAAGTCGGGTGCAGGTGACCTAGGAGCTACAATTCAAAACAATCCGTCTAAGATGATTCTATATGAAACTACATACCTTGACGAACAACCGAGTATTACGGATGATGGTATCGTTGTCAATTCTAAGGGTATACCGTTTGTTATAGTTCATCAATATGACAGAACATTGGCATGGCGTGAAAGCATTGAGGCTAGATATGATCAGTAATACAGGCGATATAAGTCAGTTCTTTGACTTTCTTAAAGAACGAGATGTGAAGTCTATTTTAGACATTGGTGCTAACGTTGGCAACTTCTCAATGATGATGAGACATATATTGCCAGAAGCTCAACTGTTTATGATTGAAGCTAATCCTTTTTGTGATGGCATACTGAAGAGAACAGGAATTCCATATTCGATTGTGTGTTTGTCTAATGATGTAAAAGATGTTCAGTTCTATTTTCAAGACGGTAATATGATTGGTACAGGATCATCTTACTACCTTGAAAATACAAATTATTTTTCTATGAAGAACTATTCTTGGGTTACCACACAAACACTTGATAGTGTGCTTGAACGTGATTGCCCAGATATCGCGTTTGATTTCATCAAGATGGACACTCAAGGTTCTGAAGTGGACATTATGAAAGGTGGACAAAAAGCCATTTCTAATGCACGTTATGTTCTTTTGGAAATATCACTTATTCCTTATAACATAGGAGCTCCTTTAAAAGAAGAAGTATTGGAATACATGAAGAGTATAGGTTTTGTTCCAATCCAAAAAATTGATGAAAGCTATATGAATGGTTCACTTATTCAAGAAGATTGGATATTTGAAAAAGCTTGACATTCTGTGCTTCCAATGCTATGATTATTAGTAATCTACATTAAGAGAGGAAATATGCTTAGTAAGTTGGAAATGGAAACTATTTGGCGTGAGCAACCTTATGGTGCGTTTAAGTCTATAAAGTCCCGAATGAAAGGACGAAAGAAGTTTACTATTTCCGTTGAACCGTACGTTAAGAATTTTCTTCCTGCACAATCTTTTGTGGTGTATGCAAAGAATTACAACCATGCTTGTGATGAAGCAAGCATTCAGTTTTGGGCAAAGAATCGTGATACTATCGAAGTTAAGATAGACGGCTATTCGTTCAAAGAAGTTAGATAAATACAAAGAGCGCGAGGTTGGTATATGGGTTGTGCCCCAGCCTTCCAAGCTGTAGAAGCGGGTTCGAGTCCCGCACCTCGCTCCAATCTTTCATTATGAGGTAACACTATGTCCATTTGGTATATTATTCTTTTCACTGTTCTGGCAGACGGTAAGGCTACCGTTGATACCAGATATCCTAACACTCCTGAATACAATAACGAGAAGACTTGCAATGAAGTCGGCAACTTTCTTATGGATGAAGAGCAGACTAAGATTGGCACGAATGCTGGTATTGTCTATTACATCTGTAAGGAAATTACCGGCGAAGAAATCAAGAAGGCAACTAGCAAGACTGGAAGCGGTACCTAATGAATAACTTTACTCTAGATGAGTTTATTGAGAATGAAGATGGTAGTGCGACTATTTCCGTGACTATGGATTACGATACCCTTTTAGTGTTTGCGCGAAAAGGTATCATGGCCACTCTTATTGAATCTGCTAATAAGATTATTGAAGAACAGGAAACTAAAGAATGAAGGTTAAGATCGGCGGATATCCTGATACTTGGTGGACTTGTCAAATCCATTCTAACTATATGGACAGGAAGTATGGTATTGAATGGAAAGAAAGTGAAACCAAGTTTGAAAAGTTTCTAGAAAAACTTGAATCTGCTATTCGGTGGTTCTATAACAATACTGTAAATCATGTTGTGAAGCATCGTAAGCGCAAGATCAGTGTTCGTATTGACCGTGAAGATACTTGGAGTATGGATCACACTCTAGCATACATCATTCTTCCTATGCTCAAACAATTAAAGGCCACAAAACACGGCAGCCCTTATATTGAACCTGAAGATATTCCAGAACATATGCGTTTGACTGAAAGAGAGACTGCTGTTTTTGATCACGGCTCTTATGATAAGACTCTAAACGCAACTGATGAAGAGATTGAAGCGGCCAGTGAAAAGTTTCATGCCCAGTGGATCTGGGTTCTTGATCAGATGATTTGGAGCTTTGAGCAAGAGATTGATGAAGAGGACGATTATAAGAATTACTATGATCCTTATGAACCAGGAGAAATCGTTGAGGGAGATTCTCTCTTCAGTAAAGAAGAGCGACTGAAGACCGGCAAGTTTAATGCTGAAAAGTGTAAGGCATATAATGAGCGTAAGCAACTTGGATTCACGCTGTTCGGTAAGTACTATCAGAATTTGTGGGATTAAGATATGAAGTGTAACACCTGTAAGGTTGAGTTTGAGGATTTGACTGGACGACCGCCTATATTTGGTGTTGGTTCTGCAATGCTATATCTGAAAGATGATGATTACTACATTCTCGCTTACTTTGGTTCAAAATATGACATGCAAAGATTTGCTCTCAAGAAAGATAAATATGAGACAGGCATTGTCTGTGATGATTGTATTAGTAAATTTATAAAAGATGGCAAAGCCTGGATGATAGAAGACGGAGTATGGTAAACCCCTTATAAGGAATAGAGCTATGACATATCAGACTATTTCCGAAGAGATTATAAAGCAAGCGGCAGAACTATCCGGACCTAACAGTAGCTTCCACACAGCACTAAAATATGCAGATGACTATAGACAAGCAGGATTAAACCCTGTATACTATACAGACGATGAAGAGAAAATGGTATTCGTCACTACCGAAGAAAAAATGAACGGCAATGTATTCCATTAAGGAGAGACTATGAATATTCTTGAAACTCAGTTCGTGCAGCGTGCCTATGATGGTAAGTGGGAAAAGCTTGCCAAAGTTATGGACTACGATAACAAGTATGTCTATAAGAGCGAGTCAGGATCAAACCTGACTTATATTCCAACTAAGTGGATGACAGTTGGTGTTTATGACATGTTAGTGGAACTAGAGTGATGGCAGTAAATGTAAAGATCATTAAGTTGATCACGGGTGAAGAATTGCTTGGCGAAGTTGCCGACCATCATATTGAGGATAACATTACTCTTAAGAATCCTGTTCGTATCGTTGTGATGCCAAATAAGATTGATCCTAAGACTCCAAACATTGGATTTGCTCCGTGGGCAGAATTTACTGATGATAAGACTTTTGTGCTTGACAAATCCCACATACTTGCTATAATGAACCCTATTAAAGAGTTCGTCAATCAGTATAATTCCATGTTTGGCGGTCTTGTTCTTCCTACAGGAAATCTTATAACCCCAGGAGCATAATGTCTGACTTTTATACCAACGTACAGGTTTTCGGTTCACGTATTCTGTATCGCGGCGTTGAAAACGGTAGGAAAGTTCGTCGCAAGATCGATTACTTTCCTACCTTTTTTGTTCCCGCTAAAGAGACTACTGAATGGAAAACTATTCATGGAGAGTATGTTGCGGAACTGAAGCCCGGCAACATACGTGAAGCCCGAGACTTCATCAAGCAATATGAAGATGTTGATGGGTTTGTTGTATACGGCAACAACAAGTATGAGTATGCTTTCATTGCCGACTCTTATCCCAAAGAAATTGATTGGGACCTTCAGCATATTAACATTACCAATATCGATATCGAGGTAGGTTCAGAGAATGGCTTTCCTGAACCCATGAGTGCATCTGAACCAATCACAGCAATTACATTCAAGAACAAAGACAAGTTTGTGGTCTTGGGTTGTGGCATCTTTCAGAATAAGCGCGATGATGTTTGGTACATTCAGTGTCGTGATGAAGTAGACTTGCTCAAGCGATTTTTGGACGAGTGGACTTTTGATTATCCAGATATCATTACTGGTTGGAACGTGAAGTTCTTCGATATTCCTTATCTTGTTAATCGTATCACGAAGTTACTTGGCGAAGCTGAGGCAAAGCGTCTATCGCCTTGGATGAACATTGATCAACGTACCGCCACTGTGATGGGTCGTGAACAAACCACATTTATACCTACTGGCATCGCAACCTTAGACTATATTGAACTATATCGTAAGTTTGCACCTGGCGGAGCTTCGCAAGAGAGCTACAAGCTGGACGCTATTTGTAACGTAGAGCTTGGCGAAAGAAAGTTATCGTATGAAGAATATGGATCACTGCATACTTTGTACAAAGACAATTACCAGCTATTCATTGAGTATAACATTCGAGACGTGGAACTGGTAGGTAAGCTTGAAGATAAGCTCCGTCTAATCGAACTTGCCCTCACTCTTGCATATGATTCCAAATCAAACTATGATGATGTGTTCGCTCAGGTTCGTATGTGGGATGCTATCATCTATAACTATCTTCTCAATAGAAAGATGGTGGTACCTCCAAAGACGCGCAATCGTAAAGATGAGGCATACATTGGTGCCTTTGTTAAAGATCCGCAGATTGGCGAACATAAGTGGGTTGCATCTTTCGATTTGAACAGTCTATATCCACATCTTATTATGCAGTACAATATCAGTCCAGAAACTCTCATTCAACCAGAGAACTATGATGGTACGATTCGCGAGTTCCTTCTCAACAATACAGTATCAATCGATTCTTTGTTGAATCGAGAATGTAATACAAGCGTTCTTCAAACAGCAAATGTGACACTGACTCCTAACGGCCAGTTTTTCACAAAAGAACGTCATGGGTTCTTGCCTGAAATTATGGAGACAATGTACAATGACCGCAGTGTGTACAAGAAGAAGGCTATTGAAGCTAAGAAAGCCCTTGAAAAAGAAACGGATAACTCAAAACGGTTTGAGATTGAAAAGAGGGTTGCAAGGTTTAACAACCTCCAGCTTGCGAAAAAGGTTTCTCTTAATTCAGCTTACGGTGCGTTAGGTAACGAGTTTTTTCGATTCTTCGATGTTCGTCAAGCTTCTGCCATTACAACAGCTGGTCAGCTTTCTATTCGATGGATCGAACACAGAATCAATGAGTGGATGAATAATCTCCTCAAAACAAAGGATGGTGATTATGTCATTGCGTCAGATACGGACTCGATTTACCTTTCGCTTGATAAACTGGTCAGCGAAACTATTGTTAAGCAGAAGCCGAATGCAACTACAAGAGAAATCATCGCCTTCATGGATAAGGCGTGTGAAGATAGGATCCAACCGTTTATTGACAAGGCTTATTCTGAGCTTGCTGAGTACGTAAACGCATACGAACAAAAGATGCAAATGAAGCGTGAAGCTTTGGCAGATAAGGGTATCTGGACTGCCAAGAAACGCTACATCATGAATGTATACAATAACGAAGGTGTTGAGTATGCAAAGCCCAAACCTAAAGTGATGGGTCTTGAGATGATCAAGTCTTCCACTCCTGCATATTGTCGCAAGATTATGTGGGAAGCAATTGATGTTGTTCTAAACGGTAACGAAGACAAGCTGATCGGTATGATTGAAGCATGGAAAGATGAGTTTAGAACTCAGAACATTGTTGATATTGCTTTTCCTCGTGGTGTGAATGGACTTAAAAAGTTCTCGGATCCGCAGAGGGTATTTGGTAAAGGTACACCAATTCATGTTCGTGGTTCTCTTCTATATAACAATATGATCATGCGTAGAAAACTCGACAAGACGTATCCTCTTATTCAAGAAGGTGAGAAGATTAAGTTTATCTTTTTGAAAGAACCAAACACTATTCAAAGCGATATCATTGCATTCCCAACTATAATGCCAAAAGAATTGGAATTGGATCAGTACATCGATTACGATACACAGTTTGAAAAGTCTTTCATTGATCCTCTTCGCATTGTGCTTGACAGTATTGGATGGAAAACTGAACAAGTTTCATCCCTTGAAGATTTCTTTTCATGATTAAACAGTATTGAGGTAGATATGACAGACGATAGAGATTTTGACCAAATTATGGAAGATATTGTATCACAGCGTAATCAACCATATATTCAAACTGTAAGGCGTACCTGGGGAACGTGGCATGTTCTTGATGTTGATCAGGGATACAAGGTAAAGCGCCTACACATTCTTCCTGATCAGGCAATCTCACTTCAATACCACAATCATCGTTCGGAACATTGGACGATTGTACAGGGTGAAGGCAAGGTCATCGTTGATGGTAATATCTTTACTATTAGTAAGGGCGAATCATTTCATGTGCCTCGCATGGCTCTACACAAGATTACGAATACTCACCTTCATGAAACTTTGATTGCGATTGAAGTTCAGATGGGTGATATATGCAGTGAGGACGATATCGTTCGCTGCTAAATACGGCGTCAAGGAGAATCTTGACGATAATCATAATATTGGAGAATCAATATGAGTAATATGTTTAACTCCCTACTAAAGGAGATTGATAATGAATACGCAGGAATCGCAGACGAAGGCGTGGAAGCTGGTGATGTTACTGGGTTCATTGGTACCGGCAGCTATAGTCTCAATGCTTTGCTTTCTGGTAGTATTTACGGCGGCCTTCCTGCTAACAAGGTTACCGCGCTTGCAGGTGAACCTTCAACCGGAAAGACCTTTTATGCGATTAACATCGTCCGACAATTCCTCAGAGACAACGAAACAGGATTCGTCTTCTACTTCGAATCCGAATCCGCAATATCTAAGCAAATGCTGGCAGATAGAGAGATTGACACAAAGCGAGTTGCTGTTGTGCCGGTCGCAACTATCCAAGAGTTCCGCACTCAAGCCGTAAAGATCCTCGACAAGTATATTGAAAGTAAGAATGAAAAGGATCGTCCTCAGATGCTCTTTGTTCTTGACTCACTTGGCAATCTTTCTACTACGAAAGAGATGGAAGATATTGCTGATGGTAAAGACACGCGCGATATGACACGCGCACAGCTTGTTCGTGGTGCTTTCCGTGTTCTCACTCTAAAGCTTGGCAAGGCCAAAGTTCCTCTCATCGTGACAAATCACGTTTATGATGTTGTTGGTGCTTATGTCCCAACTAAGAAGATGGGTGGTGGTTCTGGTCTTGAATATGCTGCGTCTACTATTCTCTTCCTGTCCAAGAAGAAGGACAAAGACAAGTCCGATAACTCCATTACTGGTGCTATCATCACCGCAAATCTCAAGAAGGCGCGTTTGACAATCGAGAATAAGAAGGTCGAAACTCTCCTTGACTATGCAACTGGTCTTGATCCATACTATGGTCTTCTTGACCTCGCAGAGAAGTTTGGTATCTTCAAGAAGGTAACAACCCGTTACGAACTTCCTGATGGAACTAAAGCATTCGAATCAGCAATCGAAAAGAATCCTGAGAAGTATTTCACTAAGGATATTCTCGACCAGATTGACGAAAAGTGTAAGGATGAGTTCCTCTATGGCAAGTCTAATGTTGCAGCAGTGGAGGAAGAATAATGAGTTTCCTTGAAAAAGCTAATGACAAATACGGTGCTATCTTCATGGTTTGTGCCGCAGTAACTCTAATACTACTTCTATTTGTCGGTGTTGGCATTGCAATTCTGACGAATGGTATATTTCTTTTGTTGTTTCCATTAGGATTCATCTACATGCTGTATAAGACCTATCGTGAGGGAGATAATCAATGATTTTAGGTGTTGATTTTCGTTTCAGTGAAGTGTATAATACAGAGACTTCAGCAATTGAGTTGCTGACGGAAGCTTACAAGGGCATCATCTATCGTTATACAAACGTTGGTGTTCGTGAGAATGAGGATGACACAGCCACATTGCGATTTGCATATGAGATATTGTCACCTGGCAAATTTAAGGAAGACAAGCTTCGTGAAGATGAGTATTTTCAGCAGCACCTTGGATTAGTTCTCAATACCTTAATCATTGATATAGCGGAGATTGATAGTGCAAATAGAGAAGGTAATTCTGAAGAATCTGTTGAAGAACGAATCGTATATGAGGAGAGTTCTTCCGTTTCTGAAGACTGAGTATTTCAGTGATGAAGTGGAAAGAATGATCTTTAACGAGATTCATGATTTCACTTTGAAGTACAACAATCTTCCTACTGCTGACGCACTTTTGATTGAGGTAGATTCTCTACGAAATCTAACTGCTGATCAAGCCAAAGCTGCCAGTGAAGTGATCAAAGAAATCCAAAAGGATGCTGTTGACACTAATGGTGACTGGCTTCTTGATTCGACTGAAAAGTTTTGTCAAGAGAAAGCAATCTATAATGCGATTATGCAATCTATCGAAATTATGAACAACAAGAATGGCGCTCTCACGAAGGGCGCCATTCCCGATCTTTTGACACAAGCTCTTGCTGTGACATTCGATCCTAACGTTGGACATGATTATTTCGAAGAGTTTGAAGAACGATATGAGTACTATCATCGTGTCGAACATAAGCTTCCTTTCGATCTAGAATTCTTTAACAAGATTACCAAGAATGGTTTTAGCAAGAAGACATTGAATATCTTTCTTGCAGGTACTGGTGTTGGTAAGTCTCTGACTATGTGTCATATGGCTGCTGCTAATATCTCACAAGGTAGAAACGTTTTATACATTACTATGGAACTTGCAGAAGAAGAAGTTGCAAAGCGCATCGATGCCAATCTAATGAACATTGCAATTGATGATCTTTTAGTTCTTCCTGAAGACATGTATCTTAAGAAAGCTGCTGCACTTAAGAACAAGTCCAACGGTAAGCTTATTGTAAAAGAATATCCAACTGCCTCTGCATCCACTCTTCATTTCAAATCATTGCTGAATGAGTTGAGTTTGAAGAAGTCTTTTGTTCCTGAAATCATCTACATTGATTATCTTAACATCTGTGCATCTGCTCGTATCAAGCCTGGTGGTAACGTGAACAGTTATACCTACATCAAGAGTATCGCAGAAGAACTGCGTGGACTTGCTGTTGAGTTTGAAGTTCCCGTTGTGTCTGCCACTCAGACAAATCGTCAGGGCTTTGATAACTCAGACGTTGATCTAACAAACACATCTGAATCGTTCGGTCTACCTGCAACCGCTGACTTTATGGCTGCTCTTATTTCTACAGAACAGCTAGAACAGTTAGGACAGATTATGGTAAAGCAGTTGAAGAATCGTTATGCTGATCCTTCATCGAACAAGCGGTTTGTGATTGGTATTGAAAAGGCAAAGATGAAGCTATTTGATGTGGAACAATCTGCACAAATGGATATCGTTGACAGTGGACAGACCTCTAGTATCTCTAAAATTCCTCAAAAACAATTTGGTAATACAAAGGATAAGTTTAGAGGATTAAAAGTATGATAGCAAGGAGAAGAAGTGAAATGAAGTACAATGTTATTGCGTTACGGACTGAGGACAACGATTATATCTGGTGTGTTATGGAACAAGATACCGAACAACTCATTAGAGCATTTGAGTTTGAGGACGATGCCGACAGCTATTGTGAATTTCTAAGCGCGGGTGGGGCATTTGATGGGTTCACTCCCAGCTTCATTTTGCAGGAAGTTGCAAATTACAGAGATATCAACCGTGAGTTTAGTGCTATTCTCCACGAATGACGGTCGGAAAGACCATGAAATAATCCACAAATAACGTGGAGGAACGGGCTGGAGACGGGTCTAGGAGCGGGTTGGAGCAATCATACCCCGTGCCAGAACCCCGCTCCAGCCTGCTCCTATTGCGTCTGGACAAGTTCTAATAAAATCAAGCACTTAGCTCATTATCAAAACCCAATAAAATCAAGCACTTAGCACTGCGACAGGTTGTCGCACTTTTTTGTTGGTCGCGACCCTTGAAATTCGACCTTGTCATACTTATCTATAGTATATGAGAAGGAAAACTACTATGGCCAGACTTCATTTCGTGGAACGTCAAGCTTTCCGTAATGCCGTAGAGACCCTTTGGGACACGCGGAAGTTGTTTTGGGATGACCTGCGTTATGACCATCGCGCCCGCAACCAGATGATTGCCAATGAGATCCGCAAGTTAGGATATGACGAAGTGACTTGGGTTCGGATCGGGAACCAAATTCAAGCTCAGGTTTACCAGTAAGTCATGCATTCCGCGCATATCAGTGTTGCGTTTATCGCTCTTGAAAAACCGACTTGCCGATCTTATCTATAGTATATGATGACGGAGAACACTATGACCCTCGCTGAACACCTCGCTGCCCTCAATGCTGAGAAGCGGTCTTGGGTGGCTGAAGATCCCGATAACCGCTGGACTGGTCTTTATGTCGAGGAACTCGATTTCTGGGCTGAGATGGGCGTCACGACCGTGGCTCAGTTCAAGCGATACGAAAACGAAAGTTTCTTCTGGGAGATGTACAAGGATGTTACGGGTTGTCGCCCGCGCCACATCAACCTCAAGGACATGTCCGACGAGGAACTGGAACACGAGATTAGCCTTCTCAGCCGCATGATGGAAGACGAGATCAAGCGCGAGGAAGAGTGGCGCGCTCAGGAGATGATCTACATTCAGGAAGACGCTGAGGAAGAGAACATCAAGCGCGATGAAGCTCCGCTTCCGATTGACTATGTGGCTCACAACTATCAGGATGGATGGCTCTAATGGCCCTTGAAATTTTTGTCCGCGTTTCGCTCTTCATTGCAGTGATTGCATATCTTGTCTGGTTCTGGTCAACGATTTATTCGTGGGTGCTCTAATGCTTAGATTTCTACTCGGTATGGTTCTGGGCGCTTCGGCCACGACTGGTCTTGGCTTACAGATTGTGATGGGCACCATCGGCTTCGGCTTCATGGCTTGGGGCTTCTATTCAATGCTTATGCATGGGGAATTAGAATAATGTTTATTCTGGCATACGAATCGACCTATGAAAACCAAATAATCTTGGGTGTATATTCGTCCCTTGATACCGCTATGATTGCGGTACAGCGATATACTCGGGATTGCTCGGACTCAATTTTCTACCGTGATCTCGTTATCCGTCAGTTTACCGTTGATGCGGAACCTGAAATGGATACTGGAATTGTAGTGTGGAGCAACTGGCGTGAGGAAGAATAATGTTTAGCACCGATAGAAATGCCTATATGAATGGCTTTCACATGACCTTCGCAAACGGTTGGACTGTCTCGGTTCAATTCGGCAAGGGCAACTATATCTCGGATCGTGATCATCACGGCCAGAGTGTTGATGCTGAGATTGCCGCTTGGGACAAGGATGACAACTGGTATTACTTTGACACCGAAAATGGTAAGGTCAAGGGTTGGGTTAAGGCTGATGAGGTCGCGGACTTCATGGCGATGATAAAGGCAAAGTAAATGAAAGTTTATGCTGCGGTTGGTCTAACGGCTCGATTTGATTGGGCTTCTAGATCCGATATCAAAATTCTCGGCTACTACAAAACGAGAGAAGGCGCCGAGAGAAAAATTACAAAGATGAAAGAAAGTAATTCATGGTACATGGACTGGGAAGAGTTCGGTATTGATGCAATTACAATTGAGGACTAAAACTAATGGACATTAAGATCATCGGCAAGGCTAAGCACATGTGTAAGGCGGAAATCAAATTCGCTACCGCATTCTTTGCCAACTATGTGATGGGTGAGCGTTTAGCCAAGAACCTTGATTTCGAAATCCGTATCGAGGATCAGGGAAAAAATGAGGGTTGTTGCAATCCTCTTGATGCTGAACGGCGTCCTCGTTCCTTTGAGATTGGTATTCGTCCAGGAATGCAGAGGTATAAGATGCTCCAATGCCTCGCGCATGAGATGGTGCATGTGAAGCAGTATGCCCGTGGTGAGTTGTCTTCCGAGTTGATCACCGCAAAGTGGCAGGGAAAGACCTTCAAGTTGACTAACTCAATGGAAGATTACCTTAACTGGCCTTGGGAAGTGGAAGCTTACGGCCGTGATCGTTCGCTCTACCTGTTCTATCAGGTATTGTTGAAGACCGAAAAGGTCAAGTTTAAGAACGGAAAACTTTACATCGGTGGAAAACTGATGCGTTTCAACAAGACTTGACAAACCTATTGGATAGTGTTAATATATAAACATGATGACAAAGCAACGGAATATTCAAGTCGGTGATCTGGTTCATGTTCGTACGGAATACAAGTACGGTGCACGACACAGTGTCTCCATCAAATCTGGAAAGATAATCAAAAGTGAGCGACATGACCATAAAGATACTTTTCGTTTATACACTGGCAATCCTCAGTATCCCGTTTCTGTTATCGCATATGAACGGGTCACCGGTCTTAAGCTTCGCGAGGTCGCGTAATGGTTAAGGCTCGTATGTCTAAGCCCCAAAAGAGTGTTAGGCGCCGTATTAAATCGATTCAAAATCAAATGTCTATTTGTAATAGACAAAGAAAGTCTGGCGTCACTGAGGATTATGAAGCCTATTTACTAGGCAAATTAGATGTTCTACTAGAAATGGAAGATTTTTTATATTGGCTAGAAGATGAGGTCGCTAATGGTTAGGTCTTATGATGTAGACTTTTATATTCTTGACAATCAGATCGGATTCATGCTATACTGCTTTGAAGAAGATGATTGTGTATGGGAACAGTTCTACCGTAACTCGGATGATGCTCACTTTGTGGGTCATAAGTTTCTTGACGGATGTTATGTTGAGGGTTATATCCTTGAGGATGTAGCATAAATAAAGATTCATGGCTCCGTAGCTCATCTGGACAGAGCAACAGACTTCTAATCTGTGGGTAGCACGTTCGAGTCGTGCCGGAGTCGCCAGCCCCCTTATCCCAGCGGTAGAGGAAGAGGACTTAAAATCCTTATAGGGTCAGTTCGAATCTGACAGGGGGCACCAATCAAGCGCCTATAGCTCAATGGTTAGAGCTGACGGCTCATAACCGTCTGGTTCCGGGTTCGAATCCTGGTGGGCGCACCAAACAATGAGGAAAAGTAATGAGAGTCCAAATGTCTGTTTTTCGTTCCGATGATATGGATCTTAAGGCTATTGTATATTACAATCCTCATAATGATCAGTATGAAATCGATTATTGTAAAAATGGATTCTTAGTAACGACCGAATCATATCAAGATCGAGGTCTCATTTACCACGAAGATGCCGCTGAGAATTATGTATATGGAATCACAACTCTTGAAGGTAAAATGTCCTAAATGTAAGAAGACTTTCAAAGGAGATGATTATATCGATGCTCTTTTGAATTGTCCATATTGGACATGCGGCTTGAAACAATCTACAGCGAATAACGGAGTGGGTGTTGGTACACGGGAGGGCCTTATAATCCCTTTAGCACTAGATTAGTGTTCTTGACTTGGTTCGAATCCAAGCACTCCGACCAAATTAGAAAGATGATGATGATTACGAAGATGGAAATGAATATCGGTGAGATTTTGGATCTTGCTGCTTGGCTTGAAAAGCACGGCCTTAAGCGGACACACCGAGTTGTAATCGAACAGGAATGTGGCAACGGTATTGGTACCGCAACACAGGCCAGAGTTAAGACTACTGAATCGGAAGGCATCTTTATTGATATCACCGATTATGATGTATGGTAATATATGCGAGTGTGGTGAAACGGTAGACACAGTGGTCTCAAAATCCACCGCGTAAGCATGGGGGTTCAAGTCCCTCCACTCGCACCAAACAAAGAAAGCAAAATGAGTAGCATTTTTTACGGAGAACCCAAACAAAAGTTTGTAGGAAACTATAGAGAATGGAATGGCACTTCTCTTGATGAGAGTAAGTATTATACAGATTTAATCTATCCTCATATTGATCATGCATTAGATCATGTGACACTAGATGGACTCTATATGGAATTTGGAGTGTACACTGGACGCTCATTGAGACACACCGCAAAGAGATTGCCTAATAAGACTATTTACGGTTTTGATGTGTTCACTACAGGTTTGCCAGAATCTTGGCATTGTGTGCCACAAGGTATGTTCTCTATACCTGTTCCTGTCTTTGAGGAAAAAAATATTGAGTTGGTCGTTGGTTTATATGATGAAACATGTCCAACATTTCCTAAATCGAATGTGGCATATATGCATATTGATTGTGATTTGTATAGTTCGACTAAAACAGTGTTTGACAACTTTGCCGACTATATTGTTCCTGGAACTGTAATTGTGTTTGATGAATATTACAATTACGGAACTTATCAGGACCATGAATACAAGGCATTTAAAGAACTTTTAGAATTTCGAAAGTTGAGTTGTATTCCTTTAGGTGTTGTCGAAACGGAAGCAGCATGTCCCGCTTCTTTTCTCATAACTTAAAAAAAGGTTGACAAAACTTCAATGTCCGTCTAAAATGTATATAAATAGAAATAACACTACAGGAAACAAATGAAACACCGTTATTGCCCCATTGCGAATAATCAACCAAAAGGTCGTCCATCATGGGCAGACAACGGGGGTTCTATGATTTGAGTCTTGTTACAGACTTAGATTCTTAAAGAACCCCGATGAGGAAACTCTCGGGGTTTTGTTATGCGCCAAATGCATAGCAGCTATGCAAAATAAAACATTGAAAAACAGACTTGCAGGCATTATCTATAGTATGTGAGAGATTGAGAGAAGGAGGGGCGATGCTTCACTTCGTAGGGTTTAAGGGCGACGAATACCTTCGGGCTTGTCGCATTTTCGGACTACCAGATTTCATCCATCCGGGATGGGATCTTCGTGCTCGACGGGAGATAACTCCCGATGATACCGTTGTCTTTGCTACTGGCTCTTTTAATCAGGAGCCGCGTAGTCGGTCTTTTAGTGACCTCAAGGAATAACGGTCTGCTGATTTACATTGTTAAGTTCCTAGAGATAACGAAAGTTATCTCTTCCGAGACACACCAGACAGGACGACAGGTTGGTTCGAAACGTCTGCGTCCGATATTAGCTTATCGAACTAAACTAGCTGGTGTGTCGCGGAAGTGATAAGTTTTATTCCCTTGGAGCCGGGTTGGTACCGGCACCTGACTGTTAATCAGGCCGTTATAGGTTCGAATCCTATTAAGGGAGCCAATATGCGGGTATAGCTCAGAGGTAGAGCGTCACGTTGCCAACGTGAATGTCGTGGGTTCGATCCCCATTTCCCGCTCCAATATGCGCCAGTAGCTCAGTGGTAGAGCAGGGGTCTCTTAAACCCAAGGTCAAGAGTTCAATTCTCTTCTGGCACACCAATTAAGGTCTTGTAGTGAATGGATATCACACCTCTCTGTCTAAGAGGAGTAACGAGTTTGAGCCTCGTCAAGATCGCCAATAACAGCCCACCTCTTGACAATGTGGGTGCCTGACATACGGGCTTGGGGAGAGATATAAAGTATTAAGGTATGAAACTCCTCCACCATTTAGTACGCCGAGCATCCTTCGGGATACGCTGGGTAGGGTTGACGGCACCCTCGCAGTACGAAAGCCGTTATCTAGGTGTGGCGAAGTCTGGTATCGCACTTGCCTTGGGCGCAAGGGGCCGCAGGTTCGAATCCTGCCACCTAGACCAATTCATGAAGTCTGAGTTGTGGGTACACTCGTAGTGGCACAAGTAGCTGAAGGAACCCTCGCCTAATTCTATCAGTGTGGTGTAGCGGTAACATGCCGGTCTCCAAAACCGTGCGTCTAGGGTTCAAATCCTTACACTGATGCCAATTAGAAGAGAAGGTAGCGGGCTGCGAACCTGCAAGAACATTCTGAGTGATCGCACACTCGGCATTAAGTATCCCATCGCCATTAGTGGCGATGCGTGGAGCTTCTCTTCTTCTTACTTGACTTTGCTAATTGCCTCGTCTATAATATAACAACAATCAACGAGGTAATGATGAAGCGAAGCGCATTCGAAAAGATTTTTTGGGATTCAGTTGATGCTGGTATCAATCCACATCCTGATACATATACAGAAGAAGAATTATGTGCATACAATCCTGCCGTGCCGCGTTGGTTCATTAAACAACATGTTGCAAAGCGGGATGCAAAAAAGAAAACGGGGTGCTGATGATAACGGAAGCATGCCGCCCTTGCAAGGCGGACGACAGGGTTCGATTCCCTGGCATTCCACCAATTCGATCTAACTACTTACGCCTGAAGCGCCAGTTGCTTGAAACTGGATGACGTTATCAGGATTAGTCGATGAAATGTTAGAAGACATTCGCGCCAATACGTGCGGCGCAGCAAGTTTCGGGTAAGCGGCAACGACGGCGAGTTGCGGCGGACTGTAAATCCCCTGTCTAGTACTTAGTTGGTTCGAATCCAACCTTACCCACCAAATTATCCAGTATTCTAGAACAGACTGGAGAGACCTCGCAAGACTATCAGAGGGGAATGCTTGCTAATATCGGATTGCTTACCTCAATAAGCGCAATGGGCTAAACCGATAGGGTGTAAAGAATAAAAATTTGCCGAAAGGCATACGAAGCAGGCCTAGGGGTCGGTAGAAATGGCAGGGCATGAGCCCGTGCGCTCTGGGTGTAGAAATACCCGACCAATTAATTTACTGGCGCATAGCTCAGAGGTAGAGCACTGTCCTGATAAGACAGGGGTGGAAGGATCGTTACCTTCTGTGCCAACCATTTACTGCTGACTTGGAGCAATGTCGTATGAAATACGCTTCTTCTTTTTCTTTGTCGGTTGTGTAGGCTTAGGCACAGGCTTTACAATAGGCTTCTGCTTTGCGGCCTTAAGTTCTTTGTTGAGTTGATCAATAACAAGTCTTTGATCCTCAACCTTTGTATTAAGATAATCAACATCTTCCGTTAGAGTTGTGATCTGACCTTCAAGATCAGTCTTCTCTTTGATAACAACTTCAAGGTTATGTTGTGCTATCGATGCCTGTTCTTGATATTGCTTAGCCGAGGCATAATAGTTTCTCATTTCAAAGAAAAGGTAGAACGTTGTGAAAACTGAAATGGCACAAAGCAAAAGTAATAACAGTGTTGGCATAGTTCTAAGTCCTTTATTCATAATGCTAATCCTGTAGTAGACATTTAAAGTATATAGTTAATATTGGGAGATCGTCTAAAGGTAGGACGCAGGATTTTGATTCCTGCTATCTAGGTTCGAATCCTAGTCTCCCAGCCAATTGAACCCTTAACTCAGTGGTAGAGTAGCGGGCTTTTAATCCGTCTGTCCTGGGTTCGAATCCCAGAGGGTTCTCCAAATATGGTTCCATCGACTATCGGTTAGGTCAGGTCCCTTTCAAGGATCAGAGGCGGGTTCGACTCCCGCTGGAACTACCAATCAAGGAGTTATGATGTTCAAACTCACTTCATTATCTGCTATCGGAGCTAAGTCGTTGGCCAAGCAGTATGTGAGATTCGGTTACAAACTGGTCTCACAAATTTATGACAAGAAGAAAGAAGTATACATTAGTACATTTAAGTGATGCGGGATGGAGCAGAGGTAGCTCGCTGGTCTCATAAGCCAGAGGTCGTGGCGTTCGATTCCCACTCCTGCAACCAACCCGTTTTAGTTCAATGGTTAGAACGCATGTCTGTGGAACATGATACGGTGGTTCGATTCCACCACTCGGGACCACTTTGTTCATTCATTTGTACGCGAAGCGTCTATATGTACAAACAAGTGAACATTGCCGGGTCGTCTAACGGTAGGACGCATGACTCTGACTCATGCTATCGTGGTTCGAATCCATGCCTGGCAGCCAGAATAAATAAGTTAATGGAGCCGTAGCAAAACGATTAATGCGCGGGACTGCAAATCCTTGAGGTATCAGTTTGAATCTGATCGGCTCCTCCAATAATGCATTCGTATCCCCCTCCGCTACGAACGGAGAGAAAGGTAACTGGAAATGGTATAACAACTAATGCAGGTTCGAATCCTGTCGAATGCTCCATTAAAGGATAAAATTAATGAAACTTATTAAAACTTTAATTGCCACATCATTTTTATTTGCGGCAATACCTTCTGCTCATGCTACCGTTGCTTCCTGGTATGATTGTGTGAAACCAGGTGAATGTAGTAAGAGCAAGATAACGGCTAATGGGGAAAAGTTTAATCCCAATGCGTTAACAGCGGCGCATAAAACACTTCCATTTGGGACAAAAGTCCGTATTATACATAAAGGAAGATCCGTTGTTGTGAGAATTAATGATCGCGGCCCATTTATTAAGGGTCGTCATATTGATCTTTCCAGAGCTGCTGCTCGAAAAATTGGATGTCACGGAGTTTGCAGAGTGCAAATGGTTGTGATAAAATAATATATGTTAGAGGTTTGTGAGTGGACTGTATTTGACTGGAAACTCTCGTCAATCATAAAAGTGGAGGGCGTAACCACTATAAGAAATCGCATCGAATTTGGAAGGTTGGTAGAGTGGTCTATTGCGCTCGCCTTGAAAGCGAGAGAACCGAAATGTTTCGTGGGTTCGAATCCTACATCTTCCGCCATTTATGAGGGTGCATTGCCAACAAGCTTGATGGCTGCTAAATAGAGTAGTGTTTCCAACCCTTACCATTTACGGAGTTGATATGTATAAAGTCGAAATTGAAAATAATCTGGTGGCTAGATATGATAATGTTATACCAGATAATCTATGCGACAGTATTGTCAACTATATGGCAATAAATAAACCAGAAAAACCCGTTATTGAAAAGCAACCTTGGCTACAAAACGACAATCTTCCATTCCTTGATATTGAAAACAAAAGATTGCGTTGTCAAATCGATTCTTATAGATTCTTATTGAGTCAACTTGTAGGTAAACATTACAATACATTTGTGTATCCAAATTTTTCTGATATTGTTGTCTGGCGAACAGGCATGTATATGGATTTTCATAAAGATGATGGAAACGAAGGCCCAATGAAACACGCCTTCGCGCCTCGCAAGTATAGTATGATTGCATATCTTAATGATAACTATGTTAGCGGTGAAACAGTAGTTCGATTTGAAGATGGTAGTGAATATACAAATGTTCCTAAAAAAGGCTCAGTTTTCTTCTTCAAAGCAAATGAAGAATGCCTACATAAGGTTAATGCCATTTCAAAGGGCACAAGATACACTTATGCAATATGGTTTGCAACCAATGCTTTTGAATGTGAATGTGTAGATAGCCATTAACAATTTGGATAGATGGCCGAGCGGCTGAAGGCGCCAGTCTTGAAAACTGGAGAACAGAAATGTTTCGTGGGTTCGAATCCTACTCTATCCGCCACTTTCGGGACGAAGCCAGAGTAACTGAGACAACTGGCTTAATGAGTAACTGCTGGCAAAGCCGCTAAATGACTTTCTCAGGTCGTGCAGAGGCTCACGTACCCGATCTAATTAAAAGGAAAACAATATGAGTAAAGATTGTGGATGTGGAAGAAGTCCAACTGGAAAGTGTGTTGGATGGCATAACTTGACAAACGAAGATTATTCTGCTAAAATTAGAGAATACGAAAAGAAACAGTTGTCGGAATCTTCTCCTCAACTGCTAAAAGACTAAATGTGTTCTTGGTGAAGCTGGTGCTCACGTTTGCCTGAAGAGCGAAAGAACTCTGTTCGATCCAGAGAGAACACACCAAATTTCACTTATTATAAATAAGTGTATATACTATGTAGTATGTAACAAATACTTAAACGTGAAAAAAGGAATCTAAAAATGAAGTTCACAATTCTGTTCGGCGCAGTAGCACTAGCTGCGACTGCTTTCACACCACTTGCTCATGCCAGTGCCGCTCTTAGCGGTCTTGACAAGCAATGCTACAATATCCTTCGTGATGAATGGTCAAGCTGCAATAAGGGATCAGGTGCAGATAATAAGAATCTTCCTGATTTCAAGTTCAATATGAAGCATCGTGATAAGCCAGGAAAGCCTGACGATAACGACCATGGTAATGGCAACGGTAATGGAAATGGAAATGGCCATGATAACGGCCATGATAACGGCCATGGAAATGGCAACGGTAATGGAAATGGAAATGGCAATGGTCATGATAACGGCCATGGAAATGGCAACGGTAATGGCAACGGTAATGGCAACGGTGGCGATAATGGAGGCGACAACGGTAACGATGGCGACAATGGTAATGGCAACGGTAATGGCAATGGTAACGGTAACGGCGGCAATAATGGCGGCGATGGTGGTTGCCAAGGAGCTGGCGGCGGTAACTGCGGCATAGGAAACGGTGGCGGTGGCGGCAACGGAACCGGCAACGAAGGTAACGGCAACGGACCTGGCAATAACAACGGCGGCGGTAATAACAACCCTCGTCAACATAATAGCAATGATATAAATGGTTTTGATCCTTCCAGCGGTCTATACGGACCTGGGACGTAATGACAGATAAACGATAAGGGCTTCGGCCCTTATCTATGCCGCTGGGACGGTATTGGCTATCGTGCCCTCCTCATAAGGGGGATAACCCAGTTCGAAACTTGGCAGCGGCACCAAATTATAAAGAGAACAACAATGTACACATATAATTGCAAAGTTCTTAATATTGTCGATGGCGATACTATTGATATTGAAATAGACCTTGGATTCAATATCAAAGTTAAGGAACGTGTTCGTCTCCTTGGCGTTGACACTCCAGAAGTATTTGGACCAAACGCATCGCCGGGCGGTATTGTCGCATCTGATTTTACCAAAGACTGGATCCAACAAAGACAGGCTATCAACAACAAGTTTGTATATTATAGCATCAAATATAATTCTAGAGATAAGTATGGTCGAAGCCTTGGTGTTATTATGTGGACTGGGTCTTTTCAGTCTGAAAGCTTGAATGAAGCTATTATTGCATCTGGTAATATCAAGAAGTAGCAGCATTCTAAATACTTCACGGTCAATAAAGGCCAATAATGAGGTATTAACATGCTAAACACACTCGTTGTATTAGTTCTAGTCGTTGCCGTTCTCTGGGTTCTCTGGGAAATGTGGCAGAACGGTTGGGACCTTAAGAAGGGCGGCGCCGCTATCTTAGCTGCCATTGCTGCTTGGTGGGTATGGATCCACGATTCAGTAACTTCAATAGTTTCTGGAATGTAAATAAAGAACCGTCGTTGGCCCGTGACGGTATATAAATCCTCGGGGTGTAAGTTCCTGCCTTGACCCTTCCATAAGGAATCACTGATCGCAGTAACCGCTAACGGGCCTCCAATTTAAATGCCGATTCCGACGGGAATCGGTCGAGTGCAAGGAAATGGCTGGACGCAAAGACCGGCTAACTTGGCTAGATGGTGTGGTGCCCGCGCGTGATCTACGAGAGTAGAAGATGTGTCGTCTCCGACCAAGAGAATCTAGGCTGTCACGTTGAACAGGTATCTGGGCCGTGACTTGTGGGTGTACCCGAATCCCACCTCACCTTATTAATCAGTAGGAGCATAAATGCCAGGTCCATTATGGGAAGCAACTAGAGACTTACACCATGCTTGTGAAGCGCATCCTGTTGGTGCTGCTATGGCAAGTGGTAGTCCACCCATGAAATGGTATGCTGACTGGCTTTCCGCTCTTTACACTATACACTGGGAAGTTGATCAACATATTCCAGAAGTCATTCGTAGAACGGAAAGAGTTCAAAATGACTTGACATCAACCAACTGTCCTGCTAATATAATACGTGCTGCCAACAAATATACTAATTCCTTAATAACGGAAAAAGATATTGCGGGTGCTGCTTATGTGCTTACTGGAGCGCACCTGATGGGCGGTGAGATTATGCGTAGGCGTCTTGTTGGTTATCCTACCACTCATCTGGAATGGGATGATCGTAAGGCTGCACTTGTGGAACTTAATAAGTTTAGAGAGCGTGAAGAGATTGCAGAGGAATCTAAAAAGTGTTTTCATGCTCTTCTAAAAATTATGGACGAAATTAAGGCCGATTAGCTCAGTGGTAGTAGCGTCTCGTTTACACCGAGAATGTCGGGAGTTCGAATCTCTCATCGGCTACCAATAACGCGGATATGGTGAAATGGCAGACACGCTAGTCTTAGGAACTAGTGCTTCGGCGTGGGGGTTCAAGTCCCTCTATCCGCACCAATTAGAGAAGTTCAGGCCCGCAAGGTCTGGCGGTAATTACAGTTGGGGCGCGGAACCATACTCGTTGGCTCCTTTAGTCCCGGTACACAAGAGTAAAATATGGGTGAGTGTACACTTCTCTAACTTAACAAAGCCTCTATAGTATAGTGGTAGAACAATCCTTTGGTAGGGGATTGGCTCCAGTTCGATTCTGGATAGAGGCACCATATAAATAGTTAAATGCTGGCTTGGCTGAACGGCTGAAGGCAACGGTTTTGTAATCCGTCGGAGTAATCCCATTGCAGGTTCGAATCCTGTGGCCAGCACCATCTTTTTTAGGAACTTAATAATGATTAGAAAGCATCTCGACCTAGACGCCGTTCGCGCGTTTATTCATGAACAATCTCCAGAAACAAAGGTATATCTAGGCGGCGACTCAGAACGTTTTCAGATTGACGGTGTGTGGTATGCTGACTACATCAACGTGGTAGTTGTTCACAAGAACGGCAAGAACGGTTGTAAGGTGTTTGGTGGTATAGTGCGTGAGCGCGACTATGACCAGCAGAAGGACAAGCCTCGTATGCGCCTTATGAATGAAGTGATGAAGACCGCGCAGCTATACATAGACCTTGAAGAAGCTCTGGAAGATCGTGTGGTTGAAATCCATCTTGATATCAATCCAGATTCAAAGCATGGTTCTTCATGTGTTATAAACGAAGCTGTTGGTTACATTCGTGGTATGTGTAACATCATACCTCTGGTCAAGCCAAATGCTTGGGCAGCTTCATACTGTGCTGATCGATTCAATGACGCAATTTGGAATGCTAAGAAGGAAGTAGCCTAATGTTTATCAAGCTAACGAATATGGTTCCTGAACGAAAAGGTGATCCTCTATATCTCAATGTAAATCATATCAAAGTGGTATATGAGGATCACGTTCCTGGCGGCAGCCTTTTAACTCAAGTCCATGCGGAAAATGTTACATGGTCAGTCGAAGAAAGTCTTGGTGAAGTAATGAAGTTAATTGGAGAAGCAGTTTAAATGGCTAGATTTCTCGTTATGGTATGCGTTGTAATCTTTGCAATCTATATGTTAGTTGTTGGAGCTAAAGCAGAAGTAGTTATTACTATTGTAAAATCACAACAGATGATGTATGTCGAAACTTTAAACGATACATATGAGTGGCCAATTTCTACGGGTCGAGAAGGATACAATACACCGTCTGGAGAATATCGCCCCTATCTTCTTAAGAAGATCCACTACAGCAAGAAGTATGATAACGCTCCGATGCCTTGGTCAATTTTCTTTCATGAGGGATACGCAATTCACGCTACATATGATATACATAATCTTGGATCTCCGGCGTCTCATGGTTGTGTTAGACTTGCACCTCGTGAAGCTCAGTGGCTCTATAGGCTAGTTAAAGACGAAGGATCTGAAAATACGTTTATCTACATTCATGATTAGGAAGGTTGGCCGAGCGGCCGAAGGCACCTCACTGCTAACGAGGCGTACCTTAATCGGTACCGTGGGTTCGAATCCCACACCTTCCACCAACATAATAGGCGTCCATTAGGGCGCCTATTTTTGTTATGCTAAATACTGAAGAACAAAAACTAATAAGAGGTCGACTGATGCGTTCTTTACAGGAAATTTTGACAGAAACAAACAATAACCTAAGAAGAAAAATTCTCGGTGAAGCAAAACTAAACGCTAAGGCAGCATCACCTATTGGGGCTCGACACATTGAAAAGTATGTTGATCCGTATCTTCCTAAAGGTGACAGACATGCGCCTGATACCCATGAGTTGGAAAAAGATCATGATGGTATTCCAAAAGGAACAAGACTTACGGTCAAGCGCAAAGAAATAGATAAACATGGCGTTACCCACATACATGCTATACCTTCTGGTAGCACAAGAACTGTTAAAATTCCTTTAAGCTCTATTCGTAAGCCAAGCGACAAAGATGGCAAACATAATGAAGAACATGCTGTAAAGAAGGTATGGAATCACTTTTCGGGAATGAACGCAAAAGATAAGAGTAAACACAGCCTTGATAGCACGTTAGCTGAAATTGATAAGGCAGAAAAAGATCCGAAACATCCTCTACACATCAAGAATGCTGAAGACCACGAGTTTTCTGGTAAGATTTCAGGCAATAACAAAAAAGTAGGTACTTCGGAATCTCATAATCTTGCAAGAAAGACATACTATCAAAATCTAAGAGATGCTGCACATACTGTACATGGAATGAGAAATCATCCAGACTTTTCTGATCACTATAAAGATGGTGATTCCATGGAACATTCTGGCAAAGCAAAGCCTAAACTATCTAAGCATTATCTAAGCAAAGGTGTGACTGGAGCCGGAGCAACTTCAAAAGGTGATGCTCTGATCATCAGGTCGAAAAAAGGTACGAAAGGTGTTAAAGCCATCTCGTTCAAAAAGACAGGCAACTCACAACTAATGTCTTCAAGTCCTGCAGAATTTCATGCCATCTATAGCCATGCTATGAAGAAAGGCAAGATCGACACACCTGAAAATGAAGAACACCTGCAGAAGGTCAGAAAACATATGGAAGCCGGAGACCACGAACGCGCCCATAAAATTGTACAGAAACTTCACGATAAACATCCAGATCTGATTCATCATGTTGCCGAAGAAGCACTGACAGGTAATGGCAAGTTTGCAACCGAAGAAGGTCGCGCGACACATATTGCTGAGATTGGTAAAGATGCTAAAGTTATGACTACAAAAGAATTCTTAAAGGCACATAGAGAACCAATCTCTAGATTGAGACCAAGAATTCGAAAGAGTAAGCACCTTGGTGGAACAAAAGCTACCGGAAGCCTTGAAACACCAAAGCTGCCTAAAAGACCTAAAATTGCAGAAAAAGTCAAAGCTGTCATTAAGAAAAGAATGAAGAAAGATTGATGATCAACTACACAGAATATCTTACTGAGAGTAAAGAAGGCAAGAATCTCCATCTAGAGCATCTTGAAGATGAGGTACTCAATGGTGGAGTTCTCGGCACACGTGGAGCAATCAACTTTCTACAATCTCTAAGAGACATGCTTGCAGGTCACGCTAAAACACATGTGAACATTACAACGAAATGGGATGGTGCACCTTCAATTTTTGCTGGCATCAATCCAGAAAATGGCAAGTTCTTTGTTGGTACAAAAGGTGTGTTTGCACAGAATGCAAAACTGAACTACACGAAAGCAGACATCGATAAGAATCATCCTGGTGAAGGTCTTAATGCAAAGTTAAAAATTGCATTGGAGTATCTACCTGAATTAAATATTCATGGTGTTCTTCAAGGCGATATGATGTTTACAAGTTCAGACTTGAAGACTGTACAGATTGATGGTCAGTCTTTTGTTACCTTTCAACCAAACACTATTGTCTATGCTGTGCCTGTCAATTCAGAGTTAGCGAAGAATCTTCATGCTGCGAAGATGGGTATTGTTTGGCATACAACTTATGCAGGCAAGACACTAGCAAATATGAGAGCATCATTTGGTGCTAATATTTCAAATTTACGAGCGACTAAGAACGTATGGTTTAGAGATGCTTCTTATGTTGATGCTTCTGGTACAGCTACATTTACAGAAGACGAAACAAAAATATTGAATTCTATTCTTGCTCAAGCAGGATCTCTATTTAGAACCATATCACCAAAAACGCTCAACATAATCGCAACAAACGATATATACAAGATTCCTATCAAGACATGGAACAATTCCAAAGTTCGTGCTGGACAAGAAATTACCAACACTGCTTCTCATGTTGCAGGTCTTATTGCCAGTATTGAAGAGAAGCTTAATCGTAATATTCTTGATGCTAAGAAAGCCGATACAAAGCGAAACCGTGAGCAGGAAAAGAAAATTATTATGGACTTCTATCGTTCCCATAAAAACGAATTGAAAAAAATATTCGATTTACAGAACATTTTGGTTCGGGCAAAGAACATGATTGTTCGTAAGTTGCAAATGGCAAAAGATGCATTCGGAACATATCTACGTGTCGATAATGGATACAAAATTACTAATGCGGAAGGTTTTGTTGCTATTGACAAGATCAGTGGTAATGCTGTAAAATTAGTAGATAGATTGGAATTTTCACAGGCAAACTTTAATGCCACAAAGACATGGGACAAATGAAGCTAGATCATTATCTTAAGACTCACAAGAAAGAAATCCGAACTCTCAATGTATGGGACATCGATGACACTCTTGGCAAGACGGATGCTAAAGTTAAGGTTGTAAAGAATGGCAAAGTCATTCACGTTTTAGATCCAAAAGCCTTCAATCATTATCAACTTCAACATGATGAGGTATTTGATTTCTCAGAGTTCAGATCAGGTAAAGTATTTCGTAATACATTCAAACCTATCAATAGTATTCTAGATCGTGCAAAAAATATTGTCATGAACCAGACTGAAAACTCCCACTCAATCATTCTGACAGCTCGGGCTGATTTCGAAGATCATCATGAATTCCTGCAAGCATGGAGAGATCATGGTTTTCCTATCGATCACGTTTACGTAGAACGTTCAGGCAATCTGTCCAATCTTAATTCTTCTATGCCCGCACATATCAACAAGGGTGTCATTCTCAAAAAGTATCTCGCATCTGGTAAATTTGATCGAATTCGCATGTGGGATGATCATAAAGCTAATCTAGACATGCTCTTTAAAGTTGCAGAGATGTTTCCTAACATTGAAGCGATTGGATACCTTGTCAAGGGAGATAAGGTAACGCGATACAACCACAGCAAAAAACATGTTGCTGAAGAAGTGAAGTCGGCAGTTCGTAGTGCTGTAAAACGTAAAGCATACGGGATCAATATCTAAGAATACTAAATACCTCTATAGATATAACATCCTGTAGAGGGACAATGAAAATTAAATCAAAAACGGTACCACAGAAGGTACCTGGTGTAGCGTTCTACGGCAAAGCCCGTATTCCTCAACGAGGACACAGAACAGCAGTCGATCAGGGCAAGCAACTTGCCCAAAAAGTAGGCGGTAAGCTGACCGTCGGACTGTCAGGTGCAGCAGAACCCCTAGATATTCTCACAAAGAAAGCACTAGCTGAGAAGCTATTTAATCATCCAGTTCATGTTGGAACACCAGAAACACGAAGCCTTCATCATTTCTTAACACACATGAATCAACATCATGATGATCTTCATCTGATAGCAGGTTCTGATCGTGTGCCAGAATACCAAGAATATCTGAAAAAATATAATGGTAGACCTAATAAAAAAGGTCAAATAGATTTCAACTTCAAAAGTTGGAAAGTTCATACTGCTGGTGGTAATCGCACAGAAAGTAATAAAGATCCTCGCGACATGTCTGAGGATGAACTGACATCCACTGTGTCGGCATCTAAGCTTGAAAAATTGGCCAAAGAAGGCAATTGGGAACACTTTAAAGCATATCACGCAGGAGTACCTACTGCACATGTTCGCAAAGTATACTCTCAAATTCGAAAGTTTCATAGCATTAATGAAGCTGCTACCATTAGAGAAGAAATCACACGCAAAGAACTAGCACCAATGCTGGACTCATTCGTAAGCTTTGCATCTAAAAAATTAGGCATCAAATCGCTTCCATCTGTTCGTCATAAAGATGAAAACGACGATTACAATTCATTTGCCGCATACAATCCCTCAAAGAATGAACTTTCTATTTCAACGAAGAGCCGTCATCCAATGGATGTGTTTCGTTCGATAGCACATGAGCTTGTGCATCATAAGCAGAATGAAGAAGGTCGTATTGGCAAAGATATCGCTAAAGAAGGCGATACAGGTTCTGATATTGAGAATGAAGCAAACGCAGAAGCTGGTAAAGTAATGCGTTGGTTTGCAAAAGAGAACCCACATATGTTTTCCAAAGATCACATTATTGAGGAAACAATCTCTGAAGGAATCAATGATCCAGGTAAGATGAAAGCTATATTCTTAGCTGGTGGTCCTGGTTCTGGTAAAGATTATGTAATGAACTCTGTTCTTCAGGGTGAAGGATTGCGTGAAGTTAATTCTGACGTTGCTTTTGAATTTCTAATGCAGAAGAATGGTCTTGATCTTGAAATGCCAGAAAATGAAAGAGTTGAGCGTGAGGTAATTCGTAAAAAAGCCAAGAAGACTACACGTAAGCGCGAGACTGAATATCTAAGAGGCCGTTTAGGTGTTATCATCAATGGCACTGCTGATGATATTGAAAAAATTAAACTCATCAAACAAAGACTTGAATATGGTGGCTACGAAACAATGATGGTGTTTGTCAATACATCCAATGATGTATCCAGACAACGCAATGTTGAGCGTGGTAAGATGGGCAAGCGTAAAGTTCCTGATGGCACTGACAAGCAAGGAATAGCCGATAACTCACCAGACATTCGTACAGAAAAGTGGAAAGCTGCTCAAGAAAATATTGGTGAACTGCAAAAGATTTTTGGCAATCAAAAATTTGCTGTCATCGACAATACTGTAGATACCCGTAATGCTTTACCTGACGAGAAGTTAAAAGTACAAGCTGATTTTGATCGCGTTCGTCGTATGGCACAACAGTTTGTTCGTGCTGATAACAAGAATCCGCGTTCTCAAAAGTGGATCGAACAAGAAGCAGAGCGCCGTGGTATCACTCAATATCAGGCACCAAAAAGCTTTAAGACGCTAACACAAATTCGTCAAGATATTACACCAATGCCAAAACATATGCCAGATAACGAAGTAATGGTACAAGCAAGACGGTTAGGTCTTTCGTACTATGGTTTCGGTAGATTTGGTCGCAAAGTTAACGGTAAGAATCATGTTCTATACCATAGTCAAGGAAATAATCTCGTGAGAGTAATGAATGAAGATAAAGATCCATACTGCATACCTGTGAACGAGAAGTTCGAAGAGTTTATGAAAGAAGCAAAAGGCAATAAACCTTCTGAACGTGAAGAAGGTACAAAATCGCTTGTCAAAGTGTATGCTCAAGAAATACCAGGTCAAGAGATCATTGCAAAAGATGGTGTTGGTCCTGAAATTTCAACATCACAAATACCAACAAGAATTGGAAGTAGTGTAACAGTTTCAGAAAGCATTCATAGCTGGATGAATTCGAATGCCACACAAATTAAATTTCAAACCAAATATGGAAATGTATGGGAAGAAAAGCTTGTAGAAGCTGCTCTTCGTTTAGAAAAAGCTGGTTGTGGCTGTGATCACAAAGATATGCCAAAAAGCATTAAGAAGCTTATGGAACGTCATATGACACCAGAAGAAATGAAAAAGCGTGAAGAGATTGCAAAAGCTATTCATCGTGATAATCCAGAAATGCCTATGTCTAAGAAGATGCGAATTGCTACTGCTCAAGCTATGAAAGAAGATTGGAAAAAAGTCAATCAACAAGATAACACAGATGGCATGAGTAAAGCTGCGGTTAAAGCATATCGTCGTGAAAATCCTGGATCAAAGTTATCAACAGCAGTGACAGAACCTAATCCAACTGGCAAGAGAAAAAATAGACAACATTCATTTTGTGCAAGAATGGGCGGTATGCCCGGTCCTATGAAAGATAAAAACGGAGAAGATACTCCTAAGGCAGCCTCTCTTAAGAGATGGAATTGCAGACGCAAAAGAAAATAAATATAAAGAAACCTAAAAAGGAAATCAACAATGTTTGACAAAAACGATCCACTAATCGGCGCCGTTCAAAAAGTAATGCAGACGAATGCTGCTGAACGTGAAGCCGTTAAGGCAGTAAACGAAAAATTCGGTGTTCAAGACCGTAAGGTTTTACCGCATGAAAAGCAGAGTGAGTGGGATGCAGCATATAAGGCTGTATTGACAGAATGTGTGGAATCAATTGATGAAGCAAAAAATAAAAGTCGTGCACCAGGTGTAAATAGTCCTGAGGCATCTAAGATTAGAAAGATTGCTGGACCAGGTCTAGTGCAACATGCACAACCATGGCATGAATCTCAAAAAGGTCACGATGTATTTACCCATCATGACCCTGAAAGTGATAAAGTTAGAGCTTTTAAGGTTCATCAACAAACAGGTAAAATTTCTGAAATTAAGAATTATGTTCACGGCATGGGTGAAGAAGCACTTGAAGAAATGTCCCTTAAGCAAAGGATGCTTGCTAGAGTAGGAGCAAAAGTAAATCGAAAAGATAATCCAAAAACTATTGGAAAAGATGATTTGGAAGGTGCTCGTCAAGGACACGCTTCACATATCAGAGAAGATGAAACTCCAATGACCAAAATGGGCATCAAGAAGCCAGACTATGCGCCCGAAGGAGAAACTCCTGATTATGCAAAGTCTAAGGAACAGACACCAAATCGTACAGCTAAGACTTCACTGCCTGCAGGAACCTTAAAGAAGGCTATCAAAGAAAATTCTATCACTTCCATTCAAGAAGAAATTTCATACAACCTAGCTGAAGAAGCTTTTGGCATTTATGAAAATAATGGAACACAAGATTTTGTTGATTACATCGACTCACTAAATGAAGAGCAGCTTGAGCTACTCGGCATGAATGAAGAGTTTATGCAGTTTGTAATCAATGAAGGTCTTTGGGACTCAATCTCAGCGGGCGCAAGAGGCGCTTGGGACTCTGCTACATTGGGTGGAGGCAAATATGTTTCAGCGGCAGTCAAACACGGTTATAACAAGATAACAGGTAAAAAGTCTTCGTATTCAGATGAAGTTGATAAAGAAGATGCCGCAAATAAGAAAGCCGAAAAAGATAATCCAACAGCTTATAATGTTGGATCTTATGGAGCTGATGCTGCATTGTTAGCAACAGGTGCTGGTGGCATTGCAAGATTTGCCGCAAAACAGGCTCTTAAAGGTGGAGTAAAGTCTGCGGCTAAATTAGCTGCAAGTAAGCCAAGTGGTGTTGCAAAAGCTGTAAATTCACTTTCAGGCAAATCATTTGGTGCAGGTATTGCAGGTCATGCAGGAGCTGGCTTAGCAGGACAACATAAAGGACTTAATGAAGATGTAACTTTATTCAAAGAGCAGTTGTCGGATTATCTTTATGAAAACTATACTCTTGAAGAACTAGAC